TAAAGAGAGCTTAAGATATATCATAATGATTAACATAATGTTTACCTTTGTTCTCTTTAGAGTACCAGTATAGCATTATTTTCCTTGTGTCAACCTCCTTACCTCTAAAAGTTTGTTATACAATTCTTGGACATCGTTATCCTGCACCTTTTGCTCTGGGAATCTAGCCTTAATTGACTCCACGTTACAGGGGTGGCATAGATCACCTTTGTCGGTGTCCTCCATGAGTGAATCACATGCCTTGCATCGCATGTTAATGCACCTCCTGTGACTCATTGCCTATCAATTGCGCGTACATGGCCTCTAATTCGTCCGTAGGGCGACTTTCAAGGTCATCATGTAGGTAGGCGCTGCACATGGCTAACATCTCTGAAACAGCCATTACGTTGAGTCTGTATTCACCTATAGTATTCACGATCATGTCACGCCTTTGTTGCTCTGGGTCTGGTTCTTGGTCATCCGTCACGTCTTCCTCGTAGTATGTTGCACTCATGCTTTTTGCTCCGTTAAAGTTCTGGGTCTATTTCTAACATCCATGCGGATGGGGGTTCTGGTTTGTAGGTTGATTTTTTAGTAGGCGTTTTGTTTAGTTCAATTGTCTTTATTTGCCTTACTAGCTCGCCCCGGTTTTTTCTAAATTGTTGAGAGTAGCCCGTGTTAAGTTTAGGTATAAGCCTGTCAAACTTATCAGCCATTTTTTTAGCTTCCCTTAAATCTAAATGGACAGTGGCGCTACAATCACGAGACATGTTTATTTCTTTGGGGCGCACTGGATCATAAACGGTTGAGTTAAAAATACCTTCTAATATACATATTGCAAAGGACTTAGCCGGTATGTCTACGCTAATTGCACTCACTTAACCACCTCCGTCAGTCCATGCCAGTCGTTTATTCTTAACTTTGCCAACTTCCTGTCATGTGGTATATACCATGATCGTAAGCCAAGATGTAAGCCAGTGTAGCATCGGCCTCTGGTGACTCCATAGCGGGTTTTTTCTTTGCGTAGTCTGTAGATCATTATTTTTTATCCTTACGGGTTGCTCTCTTTTTTCCTGTGTAGCATGAGACACATTGTAGCGCCTCGGCATTTTTTGCTAGTAGTTCTGTGGGTTTGAGTGTACCACAAGTGTTGCATGGTTGCACTGTCATAGTTGCTCTACCTCCATCACATCACTATCTAAAACGTCAGGGATAGATTCTGCCTTTCTGTTAGCTACCTTTGCCAAGTCTCTTGCATCGTTTAGGCTGTACGCTCTGACTGTTAGTTCTACAGTGACCACGTATTCCTGTGGCTCTGTGTAGCCTTCTGCGTCATGTAGCGCCTCAATTGCGCTAGCGTCTGCGCGTTCTCGTGCTGCATCAATGCCGCCAATTACTTGCCCTAATGTATTAAATAAATCCATTGTCTTTTGTTCCTTAGTTAGTGAGTCCGATTAGCATAGCCCAGACAATCCAAACAAACAAGACCCCAGACAGCATGACGCTGCCGTTGGTTGTCGCTCTATAGATTGCTTCCTGCCTTCTTTCTTCTTCTCTTTCTTCGCGTATGGTCTTTGTGTAGTCTTTTCGCATTATTTTAGGTCTTCCCTTGTGAATCCAAAGCGAGCCAAGGACTGCACAAGATGGTTCTCTATCAGATCATCCTGATTTTCGTGTCTCTTTGTGCGTGGCTCAATGTCGCTATGGGCTATCTGTAGGCGCATGTCTGGCAATTCTTCGCGGAACAGTCTTACGTTGAAGAATGGCCCAGCGGCGCTATCTACTGTCTCAATGGTGGCGAATGTGTCGCCTGTGGTGTTTATTGCGGTTCTTATCATGTTAAAAGTTCCCTTTTTGTTGCATGGTGATCTTAGTAGTCTGTTTATCCGTCGATGCTGGTCTGATATACACTTTTGGAAGTATTCAACCTCTAACGGTGATGGGTTTGCCTTTTCTGCTAGTGTTTTCTCTAAACCGTAAAGCACCGCTAGTTCAATGTCCACCATGTTTTGGATATATTTTGCTTCTTGTTGTGATGTTTCCATGTTTACTTTCCCTTTTGTTGTTAAATGTTAATCGCTGGCACTAATGCCGTGCTGAAGTTTGCCGCCCGTGTACCGTGTACTGTAATGGCTACGGATTGCTTTTTACCATCGCACAAGCCGCATTGCAAGCACGACAGACCCTGACTATCTGATAGGCATTCGACCTCGCCATTCATTAGCGAGTCGCCAGCCATTGCTACCCTAAAAGTCTGGTAGCCTTGTTGCTGGTATTTTATGGCTTGTCGCGGACTGTCGGCACTAACCATGCATAAAGACGCAATGCGAGCATCGAAAGCCTTGTGTCTGGCTTGGTGAGTGTAGCCAGTGTGCCCGATACATAAGTCTGTGATTGTCTGCCATACAGTAAAGGGTGCCGCTGCTGGGTCGCCATATGCGCCTAAGCGTACCTTGCGACCGGCAAACAGTGCAGCATGGTCTGCCATGTTAAACGTGGGATACTTTCCAGCTTTGTAGGTACGATATACCGCCGCTGGTGCTTGTCCTATGTTAACGTAACATGCGCCGCCAGTGCTTTGACGATGAACACAATTACCGCAAATAGACGAATCTGCGCCAAGTTCTAAGGCTTTCAATGGGTGCATGTCAGATCGGATGATCCACGTTTGCACCATGTCGCCGGTCTTTGCATTGGAGGATTTAAGCGTAGCAATGACGGCAATCGGTGCGCCATCAAGTATGCTTGGGCCTTCATACAGTACAACACCATTAAGTTTTGGTGCTGCTTTAACTTTGAGCTTTGCTCCTAGTAGTTTAGTCATTGTCGTTTCCTCGTTTTGTTACTGTTAAAGCTATGCATTTTTTGCACCGATCAGGGTTGTCGCTTTCCAGAAATTTTGCTTTGGGGATCACCCTGTCGCTGCCATTGCCGCAAAGCGCGGCCACCCGCCCGTCCATCTGGGCGTGGAGGCGTTCCACGCTTGTTTTGCCGCTAGGCTTTTTGAAGCTAAATCCGGTCATAATTCATCTTCGATTGTTTTACTAAGTGTAATCACTGGAGCCTACTGATTGCAATAGGCTCGCATGATGCACTAGTTCTATTTAGGCAACCACGCTGACAGTATTTCGTCTATCTGCCGCTGTGGTGCGTTCTCCTCTAACATCACCAGAAGCTCGTATCGTGCTTCCATAGGCATGTTCGCTAGTGCTTCTCTTGTTTGCTGTAGTGTCATCTTGTCTGTCCTTCTGTGTTGCTGTTGATAAGTATATTGCCCAAGCACTAACACAAAGACAAGGTTTTTCTTAGATCATATTGTTATATGCACTGGCGTGCTTATGTCTACTTGTGAGAACCTTAGAGCCTACCATATAGACACTCACTCTCCAGTATTCTCAGGCCCACACAAGCTAACCGTTAGGCTGAGACTCTCAGGTAGACTTAGGTTAACTGTTGTACTCCAGGGCGCACCTAAGTCTAACTGTTGTACTCTGTTGCGCCTAAGTCTAACCGTTAGGCTAAGGTGCGCCATAGTCTAACTGTTGTACTCTGTGGCAAACCTTAGACTAACTGTTGGGCTAAGGGTGGGCTAACGACAAAGGTACGGGGGGCCGCTGGCGCTGATGTTAATTATTGTAGTAGGCACTCCAGTACTCAAAAGTGAAAATTAGAAAACAATAGTAAATTATTAAAAAAGTAAGCATTTGCTAACCTGTGTAACCCCTTGTTAACAAAAGAGAAATATAAACTTTGACTCAGTCAAGAAAATAACAGTAAAAAGTACTTGACAAATGTTAAAAAATATGCTATAATAAATAGGTATTCTTAGATAGCTTAAGGTAAATACATTATGGATAATCAAGATGATCCTCCTAAGCGTAAGCGAGGTAGACCAAGGAAAGGAGAGATAGTCAATAAGACTAGTGGCTCTAGAGGTAAGGTAGGTAGACCTAAAGGTGATGCTTCAATTATCAATGAGTATAAAGCTAGGATGTTAGCTAGTCCTAAGTCTCGTAGAGTACTAGATAGTATATTTGATGCAGCACTAAATGATGACCATAAGAATCAAGCAGCAGCTTGGAAGCTAGTTATGGATCGTATGCTGCCCTTGAGTTACTTTGAGAAAGATAGTGCCGGTGGGCGCTCAGCAGTATCCATTACAATCTCAGGTATAGGTAGTGGCTCAGTAGAAACTGATGTTACACCTAATGACCCTATAGAAGGAGAATACACAGATGTTTAAGTACTTCAGTAGGGATGAGTTTGTATGTAAAGAAACAGGTGAGAATGAAATTGAGGATGAGCTAATCTTTGCCTTAGATGAGCTTAGAGAGCACTGTGGTTTCCCTTTTGTAATCACAAGTGGCTATAGATCACCTGACCATCCTATTGAATTAAAGAAAAAGACTCCCGGTACACATGCACAGGGTATTGCAGCAGACATAGCTGTATCCTCTGGGCTACAAAGGTACACTATAGTAAAGAATGCTGTTAAGTTAGGCTTTACTGGTATTGGTGTAGCTGGTGGCTTTGTGCATGTAGATATTAGGGCTACTGATGCACCTGTAATGTGGACGTATAGTTAAATGTTAGTAAGCACTAACAAAGACTACCTAAAGACTTTAGCACAACAAGAAGATCTAAACTGGGACGGTGATCCTGAGTTAGACGTAGAGTATGAGTGTGTAGAGGAAAAAGACCTTGATGAGTATGTAGTCAAGTGGTTTTATGACTAATCTTAACATACAACTACTGGATTGGCAAAAGGAAGTCTGGTCATCCGACACCAGATTCAAGATTGTAGCTGCCGGTAGACGTACAGGTAAGTCCAGACTAGCAGCATGGATGTTGATAGTCAATGCTCTACAGGCAGACAAAGGCCATGTGTTCTATGTAGCTCCAACACAGGGACAGGCCAGAGACATCATGTGGCAAACACTATTGGAGCTGGCGCACCCTGTTGTAACCTCTAGTCACATAAACAACCTACAGATTAAACTGGTCAACGGTGCAACCATAAGCCTTAAAGGTGCCGATAGACCTGAGACCATGCGTGGTGTATCACTAAAGTTCCTAGTGATGGACGAGTACGCAGACATGAAGCCAGAGGTTTTTGAGCAAATCCTTAGACCTGCCTTGGCTGACCAAAAGGGTGCTGCGCTGTTTATTGGTACGCCTATGGGCCGTAATCACTTCTACGACCTGTACAAATACGCAGAGCTAGGTGACGATGAGTCCTATGAGTCATGGCACTTTACAAGCTATGACAACGAGTTGTTAGACCCAGACGAGATTGACCTAGCTAAAAAGTCTATGTCATCCTACGCCTTTCGTCAAGAGTTTATGGCATCCTTTGAAGCCAGAGGCTCAGAGATGTTTAAGGAAGACTGGATTGTGTTTGATGAAACACCTGACATAGGTGATTACTACATCAGCATTGACTTGGCTGGCTTTGAGGACGTAAGTAAGAAAAGAACTAAAAACTCTAAGCTGGATGAATCTGCAATTGCAGTAGTGAAGGTCAATGAAAACGGCTGGCACTTAGAGAACATCATACACGGTAGATGGGACTTAGCGGAGACAGCTAGGAAGATATTTGAGGCTGTGCGGGACTACAGGCCCATTAGTGTAGGCATAGAGCGTGGTATCTCTAAGCAGGCTGTCATGTCACCATTGATGGACATGATGAAGCAGTACGGTAGATTCTTTGTTGTAGAAGAACTAACTCACGGCAACCGTAAGAAGACAGACAGAATCATGTGGGCACTACAGGGTAGATTTGAGAATGGTCAGATTACCTTGGGCAAGGGTGAGTGGAACAGTAAGTTTTTAGATCAACTGTTTCAGTTTCCTGACCCATTGACACATGATGACCTTGTGGATGCATTTGCGTACACAGACCAACTGGCTAAGGTAGCCTACAGTTATGACTTTGAGATAGACGATCTTGAAGTCTTGGACGTTGTAACAGGATATTAACATGGCAAAGTCAAGAGTCAATGAAGCCGGTAATTACACCAAGCCCACTATGCGTAAGAACCTATTTAATAAAATCAAAGCAGGTGGCAAGGGTGGTAAGCCCGGACAATGGAGTGCGAGAAAAGCCCAGATGCTTGCAAAAGAGTACAAAGCCAAAGGTGGAGGATACAAATAATGAAGGGTGTATCACACTATACCAAAGAAGGCAAAGAATGGAAAGGCAATACTCACAAGATGCCAAACGGACAATTGCATACGCATAAGTCACATGGCAAGACCAGTCAACGCTTGTATCACTTCAAAGAACTAAGCAAGACTGCACAAAAGAGAGCTAAGTAATGGCTCTAGCTAAATCACAACAGTCCTTAAAGAAGTGGACTAAGCAGAAGTGGCGTACAAAGTCAGGGAAGCCTAGCACTCAAGGCCCAAAAGCTACAGGTGAACGCTACTTACCAGAGAAAGCAATCAAGTCTTTGTCGGCTAAAGAGTACGCAGCTACCACCAAAAAGAAAAGAAAAGACACAAAAGCCGGTAAACAGCACAGTAAGCAGCCTAAACGCATTGCTTCTAAGACTAAACGCTCACGTTAAGGGTAAACAGTATGGATTATGGCGACAACGACGTTCTATCTAGCGATGAACACCTAGAAAACTGGGTAATGGCTAAGTGTGACTCATGGAGAGACCACTATGAGTCTAATTATGCGGAGAGATTTGAAGAATTTTACCGTTTGTGGCGGGGAATCTGGGCAGCAGAGGACATGGAGCGCAAAAGTGAGCGTTCACGTATCATTTCCCCTGCATTACAGCAGGCTGTAGAGTCTAGTGTAGCTGAGATTGAGGAGGCCACCTTTGGTAGAGGCAAGTACTTTGATATTACGGACGAACTTGGCGATGCTGAGTCGCAAGATGTCGTGTATTTACGGCAAAAACTGCATGAAGACTTTGAAAAAACACAGATTCGCAAGCAAGTAGGCGAATGTTTGATTAACA